CACTGGTTCATCTTTCAAGTTGCACCGAAAGATGATATTGTGTCTGAAACCATCAGCCCATGACTGGAGCATTTCATCAACGTGTCGCTCCACATCATACATTTCTTTGTCAAAGTTCAACTCATAGACATACTGAATTTGTCCATCAACTTCAACTTTTCTGACGAAACGAACTGTGTCAAGGCCGAGTTCTTCAGCCAATTCACAATGTGCCAACAATTTCCACTTGGGACAATTCAAAGGCCAACCAACCGAGCTTGTTGGGTTCACAGGCTCAAATCCTTTCTCACTTGGCACACCATTGAGTGCATCATAAAATGTAATTGTGTGCACATATTCCCGAATTTTCGGAATGTATGGTGTGACTTTAGCCATGAGGTCGTAACGAGCAAGAGCAACATACTTTGGGTTGACAATCTTGTGATCTTCACTGATCGAGCCACGCGTTAGAAACTTATGAAAAGAAGGCCTGGCGGCCTCACGCTGTGGTGCAAAATGCAGTCTTTCAACTCCAAATTCCCTCTCAACAAGGTGGGCCATAGGAGATACCACAACATCACTTTTGAATTTGCTCAATGGTTGGTCATGTTGACCAAATACTTGAACACTAGTCTTTTCACTTTCAATGTAATGCACAGCGCTCTTAGGATGAACCTCATTGCTGAAGGATATTTCACGCCCCATAACCTGGGCCGGCAAGGCAGAAGACTCTTTTACAAGCACTCCACCAAAATGTTTTTTGGCAATGTCAAAGAAGTCAGCATCGAGCAAAACGGCGGCACACCTTTTCGTGTCATTTTTCCCAGCAACATGCATCCCAACTATTGTTGGATTACGTGAAGCTAAAACAACCAAAGATCCGCACATGCCATCGTGATTGTCTGCTGTGTATGACAGCAAATGTTGGTCGCCACCACCATTGATGGCAACCATTCCAATTTTATCAACTTTGGTTGTTGCCTTGTACCGAGATGGTTCTATCCAATCCTCGGCATGCAATGCCTGTGACTTATGATTGTGGTACACAAAGAGTGGTGATCCCACATCCAACTCAAAATCTGGTCCTGGCATATACTTTGCAAGATTGATGTTATCCCCCATCTGGGGCACATACATGACAACCAAATCTTTGGTTGGATGGAAAAACAAAGATGCTGAATTCATCATAAC